CCCGAATCGCTTCCCCCGCCTTTAACGGAGCTACGATGTCCAACATATTTCAACGCTTTATGCAGTCCGTCTAAGAAAGAATTTTCATTAGCAGTACTTGCTAATACTTTCAAAGCGTCACCACCTGAAGCAAGATTAATAGTCATTCGACTTGGTAGGTTAGAAACCCTCTTTAGCATACCTTCTGGCGTATCAGGATCGGATGCGTGATCACCGTTTATAGCTACGTTGTTGAACTCGTAAGCCATAGCAGCAACTTTCTGTCTAGTTTGTGTGGTAAGAGGGTCCTCAATAACCGTCTTATCCATAGCTAGTACACGATCTATCTTGATTTCACCACCAAGAATGAAAAGAGTTTCACTAACCTGCTCTGTTTTGCCTGTACTCTCAGTGTAACTTGCGCCTATGCGCCTGTGAGCTACACTTGGTAATTGATCAGCCTGCCAGCGAGTCGCTGTTACACGTAAACCTTTTACACTCTGAAAAGGAACTAAT